TGGCGTCTCTCCAGCCGACATACTATATGATCTTACAGATATTGAGGTCATCGACATTTTTAATCCTTGACTTATGAGTGAAACCATAGTATAAATACAGTGTTGCCGTTGATAGCGATCAAATAGGTTGTCCAAGACTCGGGTGCGACTCCCGAAATCTCCACCATATGGGGATTAAGCAGATTTCGATTGGCGTCGTTAAGGGTCGAAGTAGGTAATGGGTAAGACACGACCCTCAATCAGTTCAAAACAGTAAATGCAAACGATAACGTTGCATTCGAGACAGCACTAGCGGCTTGATCTTGACGGGTTTACGGTTGTACCTTGGAACAGAAACAACCGACCAGATTGGAAGAATGGCTGAGTCTGGCTTAAAGCACCGCACTTGAAATGCGGCGTACTGTGAAAGGTACCGTGGGTTCAAATCCTACTTCTTCCGCCAATCCTTTGTTATGGGAATGAACATGAGCTATTCGATCGACGTTCTTAAGAAGTCCGCCTTTCAACACGAGCTTATGAGCATCTTAGCCTTAGAAGCCGAAGAGAATAGAGACGAGACTTGGGTGATTGTTCAAGATTATTTCAAGGCTCGCATAAAAGAGCTTGACGTAGCGACGAAACGATAGTATAATACGTTATTACCTCGGTGTAGCGCAGTCTGGTAGCGCATCTGGTTTGGGACCAGAGGGTCGGGAGTTCGAATCTCTTCACCGAGACCATTTTGGGAGATTAGCTCAGAGGTAGAGCTCCTGCTTTACACGCAGATTGTCGGCGGTTCGATCCCGTCATCTCCCACCAAGTTTTGGACGTGATGTTGTAGAGTTCGAATCTCTAATGACTAGCAATAGTCGTCCCTGGCGGGCTAGACTAAGGTGACGGGATTGCGCATCCCATTCGGTTCGATTCCGGGCACGTCCACCAATTTTGCCACCTTGGTATAGCTGGTGCGTACATACGCCTGAAGAGCGTGGGGACTCTGTTCGATTCAGAGAGGTGGCACCACATTTTATGGAGACTAGAGTGGAAACGAAAGAGATTGTTCTTTGTCCGACTTGTAACGGATCGGGTCAGACCTCATATGAGGAATGTGTTGATTACCATAAGAGGGACTATGAGACGATCTATGAAACCTGCAAGCGTTGCGATGGCACAGGTCGTCTGAAGAAGATTACGGTTGTTACGCTCGAAAAGCTTACACCGAGGAGTTAATTGCCTGATAGTTTAACGGTAGAACTCTGGTTTTTGGTACCAGGTATCCTCGTTCGAATCGAGGTCGGGCATTCATCTAAGGAGGATCCATTGAGAGAAAGTGGTCGTTCTATCCGTCGTCATAATCGCGAGCGGATGAAGAGGAAGGCAGAGGTTGTTACAGCCAAGTGGGGTTGTAACCTATCAGTCAGCAAGCTAGCTGACAACCTAGCCTTCTGTTCCTGTTCAATGTGTGGTAATCCTAGACGATGGTTTAAGAAAAAGACCATACAAGAGTTAAAGTCAGAATAGCTGCCCACTAGATCAACTGGAAGATCGCCTGTCTCTGAAACAGGAGGTTCCTCGTTCGAACCGAGGGTGGGCATCCAAAGTTTACGCTCTCGTATCCACCCTGACTACGAATCAGGAGTAAGGTAACTGGATAGGAAGATGCAGGTTCGAATCCTGTCGGGAGCTCCATATTGCGCATGTGATGAAATTGGTAAACATACTGGTCTTAGAAACCAGGTCTTGGGGGTTCAAGTCCCTCCATGCGCACCAACCTTTTATTATGACAACAACAAGTGATGGAGATATATTATGCGTCGTGTTCTTCTTGCCTGCACTATTTTGATGTCTGTAACTCTTTCGGCTCATGCTCAGGATCGAGTCAGCCCGAAGGCTATTAACACTGGCGGTCCAGCTGGCGCTTACCACAGCACTTTCTGCCCGCCAATCCCGAATGTTCTTTCGAACGCTTACTTCCAGGGTTATGCGTGCACTCCCTCGGCTGGTACGGTTCAGAATATCCAGCGAGTCCTTCAGCAGCCTACGAATATCGGGTTTGCTCAGCTTGATGTGTTTGCTCGTGAAGCGAGCCAGCGCCCTGCAGAGTTTGAGCGTCTCTCGCTGATTCGTACGGACATTGCCTGCGAGGGTCTCTGGATGGTGACTAAGAACCCCGATATCGACTTTGGTCGCGTTCTTGGTCTTGCTCGTCGAATTCAGTGGGTTCTTCCTCCTCAGGGAAGTGGTTCTACTGCCAGCTTCAACTACCTGCGCTCTATCGATCCGGATGGTCTCGGTCGAGTTCCTGATACCAACATCACCTATATGAATGATGCGACTTCGGTCCTCAATCGTATTGCTGACTCTACGAATGGTGAAGTTGGCTTCTTTGTTCAGTTTGCCGATCCTCGTAACGCTAACATTCGCTTGATTGCTGAGCGCGGTCTTCGGGTGATTCCGGTGATTAGCCGAGAGATCCTTCGTGCTAATGTTGGTGGAACTCAGGTCTATCAGGCTCAGACCTTCCAGCTGACTCAGGGCGGAATGTTCGGTATCGGTGGACGTGCCCAGACTGCTACGACTGCTTGCACTCCGGTTGCTGTCTTTACCGGTTCATCTGCAGCCTTCTCGGAACGTAACGGTCAGGATGATGCTCGTGAGTTGATTGCCCGAGTACAGGCTGTGCCTCGTAATTCGCTGATGCCTCAGGACAATGCCATCCAGGCTATCCTCAATGGCGCCACTCGCCTGAGTCAGAGTGCTATTGACAATGCGATTGCTGGTGTAGAGGCGGCACGTCGTTCGGTGGAGAATCGGTAATGATCAGTCGTATCTCCATCTGGTGGTGGTTTGCGATTATTCTAACTCTGGTCTACAGTTTCTACAATCCAGTCGGTTTCAGCCTATATCATATGTGGGCTGGAACGGAGAATCTTGATAACGTTTCGTTCAAGACTCTGCTGACGGTGGCTCTACTAACGGTCCTTGGATTGATCGCGTATGGCACATATCAGGCGATCACGGTCTATGGTTTAGCCGTGATTGTCGGGATTGTAGGAATCGTCCTTTGGTGCGTTAACGAGTTTGTTACGCTCTCGGTATTCAGCCCAACGTTCTTTGCCTGGGCTACTCAACCGATCGTCGCTGTCATCCTTACTATCGGATGGCAGTGGCCAAAGATCTGGCGCTCGGCTACTGGTACGGTTACGACCGACGATATTGATAACCATCATCACCATGCCTAAAGATTCTCCTTTCAAGAAGAAGCTTCAGAGAATCCAAGGCAAGATGCAGAAACTTCACGATGAGCTAAAAAGTTTGCGTGAAGAGTGCCCGCACCAGAATTTGACGTATAAGTATGGTGGTGATAGTGGCAACTACGATCGATCGCAAGATTGTTATTGGATCGATTGGGGCTGTAGCGACTGTGATAAGCGTTGGACGACAAGTCAGGATAATTCGTATCATCTCACGAGTGTCGTCTATCCGCACGCAATAAGAATTAGATAACGTTTATGGCGGTGTTAGCTCAAAGGAAGAGCACTGGTTTGTGACGCCAGGGATACGGTTTCGAGATCCGTACATCGCCCCATTAGTTGATACCAGCGCGCGAAAGCGGACTAACCATCTACCCCACTCACTAGGGGACGTCACGATCCTGACTCTATCATTGTGGTAGTGATCGAGAGCAGGAGGGCAGGGCTAAGGACCAGCTCTTAAACGTGAAGTGAGTGGTATCGACATGTATTTTTAAGGGGGCATAACTCAGTTGGTAGAGTGTTAGCTTTGCAAGCTAAATGTCGTCGGTTCGATCCCGACTGCTTCCACCACTTTTAATGCGGAGTAGAGCAGTCTGGTAGCTCGTCAGCCTCATAAGCTGAAGGTCGTTGGTTCAAATCCAGCCTCTCGCATCCAATTTGCTCTATTCGTTTAATGGTAGGACGTTCCCCTGTCCAGGGAATAGCAGCGGTTCGATTCCGCTATAGAGCGCCAGTATTGTGTGTCTAGCTGACGAGCGAAAGCCCATTGAAGTTGAGTAGAGAAGTCGCGCTCTCGAGGGGATGGAGGGTTGATACACAATCGCGTTTTGGAAGGATGGCTGAGAGGTCTAAAGCACTCGGTTGCTAACTGAGCGATCCTTAATCGGGTCCGTGGGTTCGAATCCCACTTCTTCCGCCAATCAATATGTCGCCTTGATTTTCATTTCACCATCGGCGCCAAGCATCAAAAGTTGAAATTCACCATCCGTTGTTTCAACGATAGCTGAGCAAGTTTCGACCCAATCTCCGTCGTTGATATACACAGTCCCGTTGATGATCTTAATTGCCGGAGTGTGTATGTGACCGCATATCACGCCATGGCAATTTTGTTTCTTAGCATGGTCGGCTAGATTTTCTTCAAATTTGCAAATGAAGTCTATCGCTTGCTTTGTTTTAGATTTAACGTGCTGGCTGAGACTCCAGTACCCCAGCCCCAAACACTTCCTTACTCTGTTGACTAATCCATTGCAATTCAACAACACACTGTATGCAATGTCTCCGGCAAGGCTGACGATCTTCCAGTTTCTGACTACCTGATCAAACTGATCACCGTGCGTCACAAACCACTTCCTACCTTTAACATCGACGTAATCAAAATGGTTGTTTACGGCTATGTTGCCTAGCTTCATATCAACGTTGAGCCAAGATCTCAAAAACTCATCGTGGTTGCCGATGATGTAAAAGATGTTGGTTCCTCGTTTAGCCTTGGTAAGAAGTCTTCTTATCACATTGCTATGCTCTTGTGGCCAATTCCAGCCTCTTTGAAGCTTCCAGCCGTCTATGAAATCGCCCACGATAAAAAGATTCTCGCAATCGACGCTCTTGAGGAAAGCACAAAGCTGCTCAGCTTTACAAGAGTTCGTGCCAAGATGAACATCGGAAATCCATATAGACTTATACTTTTTCATTAGCGACTCCCTTTTCGGAACTATTTATTTTGATAAATACTCCCACCTTCAACAATTTAGATAGGATTCTCATGGGATGTTCAACGTATCACCGCTCGGGCGGCACATGATTCTTGAGGTCTGGGGCGAACCCGGATCTCTTTATTTTTGGAACATGGACGAAGCAGCTGCGGCTCTAGTCCAGGCAGCTAAAGATGCTGGCGCTACTGTTCTTTCTGAACGATGGCACCATTTCGGTAGTGGGTACGGTTATACCGGAGTTGTGATTCTGTCCGAGAGTCATATATCCGTTCATACTTGGCCAGAGAAAGGCTATGCAGCGATCGACGTATTTATGTGCGGTGATTGCGATCCCCAGGACACTTTGATACCGATTCTTACCTTCTATAAGGCGGAGAGGCACTCGGTTCAGATCATAAGAAGGGGTATCGAGTAAGCTATTGAAAACATTGGATTAAATTTTTCTCGAAAAAGCTCAAAATAATTTATCCAATCAAATCAAGGGGTTAGCGGATTCGTTCTGCTAACCCCTTCTTTTTGTTCATTTTTATTTTCCTTGACTTTTTTTCAAAAATGTGGTATAATGGCTTTATCAAGAGTAGATAAGCTTATGCGTGATCCGAATGTGCTCGATATTATTGGCGCGTTTTGCAATTTTTGTTTCTACGTCGTCGCCCCGCTCGGCTGCATCGTCGGCATCGCGTTGGTTTTGCTTGATCTCGTGGGCTTGATTTAAATTAACAAATTTTAACAAAATAGTCCTTGACTTTTTTTCAAAACCAAGCTATAATGGCTTTATAGGAAAAGGAACAGATAAATGACCGCTAACGAAATCTCTAAGGCTATCCTCGCTCTTTCGTCCTTCGACGATATTCGGGCAGTTTCCGCTGCCCTGAAGATCCGGCACCGGGAGCTGCAGCAGCGCGCTGCCTGGACCCTCGGCGTGGGTTCGAAGGTTCAGTTTCAGGATAAGCTGGGTCGAACGATCATCGGCGCTGTCACGAAGATCAACTCTAAGACCGTTCAGGTTCGGGCTGACGGCAACTTCGCTACCTGGCGGGTGACGCCGAGCCTTCTTCGGGCTGCGTAAAATTAACAAAAAAATAACAAAATAGTCCTTGACTTATTTCTGAAACCAGGTTATAATGGTTTTATAAGATGAGAGGAATTGAGATGACCTACACGTTCGACGATTCGATCCTTTCCGACCTGCATAAGGAAGCCTTCGGCTTTCGCCCCTCGAGCTCGTACTACACTCACTGGCGCTCGCTGACGGACGACGAGAAGCAGATTGAGTGGGAGAATCTTTGCGCAGCGTCCGAGCAGAGCGAGCAGGATGAGCGCGACGCCGAGGCGCGCAACTACACCAGGTGGCAGACGCGAATCGAAGATCTCATTCAGATGGGTGCTGGGGATAAGGTTACGGCTATCCGCTGGGACATGCAGGCGCAGAAGGCTGAGCCTGGTGAGGTCAGCTTCTACTGCTACGCCTGCGGGCTGAGCTGGCGAGTGGAGGATGAGATCCATGCCATCCTCAAGGAAGACGGAGAAGACTGATGGAAGATATCTCGCAAAAGTATTGCGATTATATGATTGAGATGTTCTCGGGCGACCCAGGTGATTACCGATGGACAGATGATCATCATCGCATGGCTCGCCTTGTGAAGGCTCTTCGTGACAAGCTGAATGAATATGAAGGGAAGACTTAAATGAACAAGCTTTGGATTCTTCGTCCCCGCGTTGCCGTCGGTTTCACTAGGTCCCCCTGGGAACCGTGGTACGACAAAACCTTCGGCATGATTGTTCGTGCTGTGAGCGAGAGGTCCGCGCGGAGTATCGCTGCTCAGGGTTGCGCCTATGAGGGCGAAGAGGCTTGGCTCAATAGCGACTACTCAACCTGCATCGAGCTCGTCCCTGAAGGCAACGCTGGCGTGATTATGGTGGATCATGCCAGGGCATAATAGGGCTTGACTTATTATCAAGTTCAGCGTATGATAGCTTATAAAGAGGAGACGGGGATATGATCACGGAAGAAATCTTGCTTGCTGCTGGCTATCGGCGCTACGAAGATTCTTTTTCTAACGCTGATTGGCTTTACCGGAAGCGAATTTGGGACGAGAATGGCAACACGGATTATTTTATCAACCTGTATTATTATAAGTTTGAAAATCAAGTCGTGTGGGAACTGGACATGTCATTCGAACGCAATGATCCTTTGTTTGACTACGTTTATGTCAAAACTCGCGTGAAGGAAGATTGCAACGTCGAAGACGTAGAAGCTAGCGCGGCTAAGATTTTTGTTTCAATGGATGGGGTGGCATATGACGATTGAGGAGTTATGGTGTGAATAAACAGTCTGTCGATCTTCTTATCCCGATCTTCGATCAGATCTTCCGGCAGACGCTTGTCGACGAAGACGGAAACAAGCTAGACACCGAAAAATCATTATGGCGGCTGCTAAAATATTGCTGCTTTCTAGAAGAGCTGATCTACGAGCTCGTACCGGATGAGCTAGCCGGATACATTCTTAAACGCATTGTGGCGGCAGGAACCAAAGATGCAACTGATGAAGCCGATATTCACGACGACGAAGACGAGCCAGGGTCCTTCTACTAAGTCTAAGAAGCAGATCCAGGCTAAGGCTGAGCACGAGGCTTGGCTCCGTAAGAACGGTGTGCACCCTGAGCAGCTGACCAAAGCCAAGCTTCATAAGAACACTCTGCCCTCTTATAAGGTTGAGAAGGTTCAGCTTGGTAATACGATCGTCGATGGCGGTCGAGTGAGGGGCATTATGGCTAACATTCATAACGAACCTAAGCACGTTCAGGCAGAGATCAAGGCTAAGGCTGCCTCAGTCACGCCTCTCTATAACAAGGGTGGCTACGCTGTGGCTGTGAAATCTGATGGTAACTGCCTGGGTAGCAGCAGCCGAAGAATGTAAAAAAAGTGCTTGACTTTTTCTAGAAAATAGGTTATAATGCCTATATAAGATCAGAAGGAGAAACATCATGTTCGAATACAAGTGCACTTATTCTGAGGTTGAAGGCAAGCTGGGTTCCAAGAACTATGGCTTCCTCGTCGATCGCGTGAAGAAGTTCCCGACGTTTGCCGAGGCTGTTAGCTTCTCGCGTATGATCGCTAACACCAGCACCAATATGGTTGGGCGTCCTATCGTCGAAGAGGTTGAGAAGTGACGCCATACCAGCAAAGGCTCTTTGACACGCTGAACGATATCAAGCGAGCGATCGCAGACGACGATAAGCAGCATCTTGCAATTTTGTTTGATCGTATCGAAAAAGAGATTATCAACAGGCGCTAATTGCTAGGCTGCTGGGTTGTGCGCTGAGCATTTTCTAAGAACGTTCTCAGCGCAGTCATGCTGTTCTTACAGACTGCATTGTTCTGATATAGCTGCACAATCAACCTAGCAACCTGAACGTCAGTGAGCGTTGCTGACTGGGGTAGCGTATCAACGGTTGGGCAATTGAACAACGCCTCTTCGGGCATGACCACAACCGTGTTCGTTCTAATCAAGGCTGGTTTGCTACCGCATGCAGCCAAGACCAGTAGCGTGGCTAGTAGAAGCATTCTCATTGCTGGTTTTCCGTTCTAAGACGATCAAGCGTCTGCTTGATAATGTCGGATGCGGGTCTGTCCTGGGCTTGCGAAGAAGATAGGAATCTATCAATGCTTCCCATCCTTCTGCCCAGTGCTTCATTTTGTTGGGTAAGAGCACGCGAAGCTGCAGCTTGTTGAGCCGCAATTTCTTGTTGCTGTCTTATAAACTCGGCTTGATCCTTAGCAGCCTGTTCCAGCTGCTGCATATTAAACTCAACCAAAGCTTGTTGGCGGATGTTGTGTTTCCAGACGTAGTAAGTGGTTGTTATCGCGCCAATCGAAAAGATTGCGATAAATAGGTATACGGTTATCTTGCTTAGACCGAACATATCAACCACCATTTGCTGAGTTTTTGCATGAATAATCCTCCAAGGCTAGTCGCTAAAAAGCTACAACTTGTTCCAGAGAAAACCATCAGACAAGCTTCTAAAGACCCGTTGTTAGACGGGGAACCTAACTCGTTTATTTATGCTCTGGAGAGTGGCAAGGTGTTCAAAGACAACGACCTCACTCCCGTTTACCTTCTAGAGCATAACACGATGACGATCTACGTCACATCTAAACAACACCTCAAAAAAATGTTTCACTAGGGTTGACTTTCCAAGAAAAGTAGCGTATAAATAACTCGCGTCGCCTTTCAGGGACGCTAAACAACAATCTCGCTTAACAGGAGAATGAGATGACTTTTTGGAAGACTTATAACGTCGATTCGACTAACTTCGACAAGTTCTTTGTAGGATCGGATAAGATCGCAAAGGCACTGGCTGATAACGCTGCTTGGCTGGCTAACAACGCAACTGCGTCCTATCCCCCATTCAATCTCAAGAAGGTTGAAGATAACAAGTATGTTATCGAAATGGCTGTCGCCGGATTCTCGAAGCATGACATTGAGCTCACGCTTGAGGATAACAAGCTGCTGATCAAGGGTAGCACATCCGTTGATACAAAGAGCGAAGGTAACGAAGCCTATCTGCATAAGGGAATTGCGGATCGCGGATTCACTCGCCAGTTCACGCTGGCTGACAATGTTGAAATCCACAACGCTAATCTGATGAATGGCATGCTCAAGATTTGGCTGGAGCACGTGATCCCAGAATCAAAGAAGCCAAAGAAGATTGATATCACTGATTCCGATAAGGGTTCGGACAAATCTTCTAGCAAGCAATTCTTTTCGGAGTAAGAATAATGTCTTTTAATTGTGTAACTCGCGCAGCAGCTAAGTCTGTTGAGTGGGTTCGAAACACTATGGCGTTCAATCGCGAGTTGAATGATCTCAACAAAATGACTGACAGGGAACTGCGGGACATGGGGCTTTCGAGGTGCGATGTCAAGGCACTCGCCAAGAACCTCAGGAACCATCCGGTGGGTCTATAACAACTGGGGAGCTTCGGCTCCCCTTTTTCATTAGGAGTTGAAACATGAAATTGTCCGATAGAGATAAGCAAAGATTGCAGGGTGTCCATCCTGACCTCGTTGCTGTTATTACAAAAGCAAGAGCCAGCTCGCAATTCGTGGTGCTAGAAGGATTGAGAACCAAAGAGCGCCAAGCTCAGTTACTGGCAAAGGGTGCGTCTACAACAATGAACAGCAGACATATCACAGGTCATGCTGTTGATATCGCTCCCTGGATGGATGACGGCGATGGTGTGGTTGAGAACGGAGAAATCCGCTGGGACTGGCCATTGTATCATCCTATGGCTGCGGCTGTGAAGAAGGCTGCTGCTGATCTGAATGTTAAAATTGTTTGGGGCGGCGACTGGAAGAGCTTCAAGGACGGACCTCACTTCGAGCTTGATAGAAAGTTCTACCCATGACGTAGGTTTGGCTTGACTTATGGTCACCAATAGGGTATAATGTATGATGAGCGAAAGAGGTGACGTATGTTTTTCTACACTAATGTTTTTGTCAGGGGCGATAAAGTCTATCTACGCGGGTACAAAGATGGGCGTAGGTTTTCTGACGTAATCAACTACAAGCCTTACCTCTTCGTACCGTCGGAGGGTAAGACCAGCACAAACTACAAGACACTCACTGGTCGCCCGGTCGTTAAGATGGACTTCGACTCTATTTCGAGCGCGCGCGATTTCATCAAGCGTTACGAGGAAGTTTCAAACTACGAAATCTTTGGGTTGACTAACTTTCAATACCTCTTCATTCACGATAAGTTCTTTGGTGAGATGCAATACGACGCATCTCAAATCAACATCATCGGCATCGACATCGAAACTGATTCGTCCGATGGCTTTCCCGACATTGAGAAAGCTGACAAGGAAGTGACCGCTATCACCCTCAGCCGCAAGGGCGAGAAGGTGCTGCTTGGAATGAAGGACTACAAACCTGCCGATAACGTCGAGTATATTAAGTGCAAGGACGAGTGGCATCTTCTCAACAACTTCCTCAAGATCTGGCAGTCCGGTCGTTACCAGCCTGATATCGTGACCGGCTGGAACATCGAGTTCTTCGACATCCCGTATCTGGTGAACCGTATCACTAACGTCTTGGGCTCGCATGAGGCAAAGAAGCTTTCGCCTTGGGGCGTGCTTGAGGAACGCACGATCGAGATTCGTGGGCGCGACAACCAGACGTATACTCCTGCTGGTATCAACGTTCTCGATTACCTCAATCTCTATAAGAAGTTCAAGTTTGAGATGCAGGAGAGCTATAAGCTTGACTCTATCGCGGAGAAGGAACTCGGCGTAAAGAAGCTTGACTATTCTGAGTACGGTTCGCTTGATGGTCTTTATGTCAACAACCCTCAGAAGTTCTATGACTATAACGTTCATGACGTCACGCTGATCGACATGCTCGAGGAGAAGCTCGGGTTCATTGAGCTTGTCATTGCCTTTGCCTATGACGCCAAGGTTAACTATGGCGACACTATGACGACCGTTCGACCCTGGGACGTGATCATTCACAACTATCTGCTTGATCGTAACATTGTCATCCACCAGTTCAAGAAGTCTCCGAACTACGAGAATTTGATCGGCGGATACGTCAAGGAACCGAAGATCGGTATGAACAGGTGGGTTGTTTCATTCGACTTGAACAGCCTCTATCCTCACCTGATCATGCAGTATAACATCAGCCCCGAGATGATGGTCGGTCGCGAGCAGTACTTTCCTACAGTCGAATCGATCATTGACGGCTACGCAGTCATTGAAGGTCCGGACGCAGTAGCTGCCAACGGAGTGAAGTTCCGCAAGGACAGTCAGGGGTTCCTGGCTGCGCTGATGGAGAAGATGTATGATGATCGCGCTGCCTATAAGAAAAAGATGCTAGAGGCGAAACAGAAGCTGGAGACTATTCCGAAGGATCGAACCGAAGAACGCAGATTGATCGGTAACGATATCGCCAGGTATCACAACCTTCAGCTTGCCAAGAAGATTCAGCTAAACTCAGCCTACGGCGCTCTCGGTAACGAATGGTTCCGTTGGTTCAGCTTTGATATGGCTGAGGCGATCACTATGTCCGGTCAGCTGTCTATTCGTTGGATCGAACGCAAGATGAATGAGTATCTCAATCGCATTCTAAAGACGACCAAGGTCGACTACGTGATCGCGTCGGATACTGACTCTATCTACGTCAACATGGAGCCTATGGTCAAGACGCTTGAGACCGACGACCCGTTGAAGATTGTGGCTGCGATCGACTCGTTCTGCGAGGGTCCGATTCAGAAGATGATCAACAAGTCGTATGAGGAACTAGCCTCGTACATGAATGCCTATAAGCAGAAGATGATCATGAAGCGAGAGACCATCGCTGACAAGGGCATCTGGCGCGGCAAGAAGATGTATATTCTTAACGCCTGGAACGTCGAGGGCGTTCAATATAGCGAACCTCAGCTGAAGATTCAGGGGATTGAGGCTGTTCGGTCTTCAACGCCAAAGTCTTGCAGGTCTAGCATCAAGGAAGCGATCAAGCTCATCATGAACAGCGATGAGGCAGCAGTCCAGAATTATATTGCTAATTTCAAGACCAAGTTCATGAGCCTTCCGTTCGAGGAGGTTGCCTTTCCTCGCGGAATGAAGGGTCTTGATAAGTATAAGGATCGGTCCAACATCTACATCAAGGGAACTCCGATTCATGTCAAGGGCGCTTTGCTCTATAATGATCTGATCACGCGCAAAGGATTGACGCGAAAGTATCAGTTGATCGGCGACGGCGATAAGGTGAAGTTCGCTTATCTCAAGCTGCCCAACATCTTGAACGACACTGTTATCTCAGTTCTCGAAGATCTTCCGGAAGAGCTCGGCTTACAAAAGTATATCGACTATGATATGCAGTTTCAGAAGTGCTTCCTAGATCCGATCAAGTCGATCCTTGAGATCATCGGTTGGGATACAGAACAGCGCAGCAATCTGGAAAGCTTTTTCGGCTGATGTCTTGGGATAATGTAGGACCGAACCATTGCAGTATGGACGGCACACCAATCAAACGAACGAAAGAAAAAGAGAGACCTGTAAAGATGGATGAAGATTATGACTTCGGATTTTCCTTCACGACGGAGGAGGAGCTTACTGTTGTTAGGGAGAACACCGAGAAGGTTTTGAAGCTACGTGATATGATTATGCCTCTGCTCGTGAACCTTAAGAAGGATCCCGACAAGGACGTCATCAAGTGGGACGGCGCTGCTCGTATCAAGAGTATCGACTCGTTCATCAAGAAGATGAACAAACTGATTGACGAATGAGCGATTTCAGCGTATAATGAAATATTACCATTGGAGGACTTACAATGTCACTACGCGAACGACTGATTAAAAACAGCACTATCGATTTCACAGCAACGCTTGCTGATTCAAAAATCTTTGGTAAGAAGGATATGATCCCCACTCGGGTTCCTATGATCAACGTCGCGCTGTCGGGCAGCATCGACGGCGGATTGACGCCTGGGCTTACCGTGCTTGCCGCGCCATCAAAGCACTTCAAGACTGCTTTCAGCCTTTTGCTGGCTTCTGCTTTCTTGAAGGCAAATCCTGACGGCATTATTTTGTTCTATGACTCCGAGTTCGGAACACCAGAGTCATACTTCACTTCTTTCGGCGTGCCACTGGATTCCGTGGTCCATACACCTATCACGGACATTGAGCAGCTTAAGTTTGATGTCATGCATCAGTTGAGTGAGATCAAGCGTAACGATAAGATCATGATCGTCATCGACTCGGTCGGCAACTTGGCTTCAAAGAAGGAAGTTGAAGACGCGATGAAGCAAAGCTCGGCTGCTGACATGACTCGCGCGAAGCAGCTGAAGTCTCTGTTCCGCATGGTCACACCACACCTGACCCTCAAGGACATTCCTATGGTCGTGGTCAATCACGTCTACATGACTCAGGAAATGTATTCTAAGGCTGTCGTTAGTGGTGGCACAGGTATCTACTACTCAGCCGACAACATCTGGATTATTGGTCGCCAGCAGGATAAGGACGACAAGGAACTGCTTGGCTATCACTTTGTGATTAACATTGAGAAGTCTCGTTACCTAAAGGAAAAGTCCAAGATCCCGATCACAGTCAGCTTTGACTCTGGTATCAATAAGTGGTCTGGTTTGCTTGACTTGGCGCTTGAAGGAAAGTTCATCACGAAGCCTAAGCAGGGTTGGTATGCTCGTGTCGATCAGGAGACCGGCGAGATTGTTGGCAAGAATTATCGTGCTGGCGATATCGTTGACAACGGCGACTTCTGGAAGTCAATCTTCGAAGAGACTAACTTCGCCGCATGGATCAAGAATCATTATTCTTTGGGTTCGGGTGCCATTATGAGCGAGGATAGAGTTGATGACGAAGAGTAAAGTCGTATCCACTTTCTACAGTGATGACCTAGAGCTAGAGTCAAGAGTCGTGGTTCTCGGCTCTAGGATGTTTGTCGACTTTTACAAGGGCGAAACTCTGGTTGAGTCGAAGGAAGTTGTGGGGCATAGTATCAGTTACGCGGAGGACATGGCTGAAAACTATGTCCTCGGCATCCTAAAGATTGATACTGAAAAGATGGAGATTTGATGATCGAGCAAGTAATATTCGGTAATCTAGTTTTTCGCGAGGACTATGGCAGGAAGGTCATTCCCTTCCTGAAGAAGGAGTACTTTCAAGACATCAACGATAGGACTCTGTTTGAGATTATTGAAACGTACGTTATGAAGTATAATCGCTTCCCGACCAAGGAAGCGATGGCGATTGATCTTGCTTCCGCTACGGGAATCAATGACGAACAGGTTAAGACTATTGCCGAGACTATCGAGAACTTAGACTACGACCCAAAGACTGAGTTGGATTGGATCGTTGACAAAACTGAGAAGTTCGTTCAAGAGCGTTCTGTCTATAACGCGATCATGCAGTCGATTCAGATCCTGGACAACAAGGATAACAAGAACGGAAAGGGTAGTATCCCCCAGATCCTTTCTGATGCCCTTGCTATCAGCTTTGACACGAATATCGGTCACAACTTCCTTGAAGATTCGGATTCTCGTTATGAGTTCTATCATCGCAAGGAAGAAAAGATCGCGTTCAACCTTGACTATATGAACAGGATCACCAAGGGCGGATTGAACAAAAAGACTCTCAATGTCTTGATGGCTTCGACTGGCGGCGGCAAGAGTTTGTTCATGTGTCATTGCGCAGCTGGTAATATGCTTGACGGCAAGAACGTTCTGTATATCACTATGGAGATGGCTGAGGAGCGTATTGCCGAGCGTATCGACGCCAACTTGATGAACGTAACTATGGACGAGCTCTCCGAGATGGACAAGGAGACCTATGATCGTAAGCTCGCGCGAGTCAAGAACAAGACAACCGGTAAACTGATCATCAAGGAGTATCCTACAGCTTCGGCTGGTTCAGCCAACTTCCGTCACCTGATCAATGAGTTGAAGCTGAAGAAGAACTTCTCGCCCGAGATCATCTATATCGACTATCTCAACATCTGCGCTTCTTCTCGTATGAAGTATGGCAGCAACGTCAACACCTACATGTACGTGAAGGCGATTGCCGAAGAGCTTCGCGGTCTGGCTGTCGAGTTCAACGTTCCTATCGTTTCGGCGACTCAGACCAATCGCGAAGGCTTCAACAACTCCGACATTGATATGACCAACACGTCAGAGTCTATCGGTCTTCCGGCAACTTGCGACCTCATGCTTGGTCTAATCACATCCGAGGAACTTGAGGGTATGGGTCAGCTTATGGTAAAGCAGCTGAAGAATCGTTACAATGATCCTGCAATGTATCGTAGGTTCGTTGTTGGTATTGACAGGGCAAAGATGAAGCTGTATGATGTCGAACAAGACGCCCAGGAAGATCTAGTAGATGATCGCCCTGTCATGGACAAGAGCGAGTTCGGCGATCGAGACAGTGACTTCTATAAGAAGAAATCTAAATTTGGAAAGAAAGACTTTGAAGGGTTTGCCTAATGAATTACGAGATCAAGAAGAACGGGAAAGTATGGAACATACATGAGACTAGGACGGAGCAGGTTGTAAAGACCTGCTCGACAGTAACCGAAGCTCAAATAGCGAAGACTCATCTGAACTGCGGTGGCGGGTTTGACTCATGGACGCCATCGTTCATACTACAAAAATAATTTTGATATGGCTCTAGAAAGTTGCTTGTTTCAACTAAATAGTCTTACCAAGCAGCATTATGTGAATCTAGACACAATGTGGCAAGAGTATTACGGAAAGGAATAGTCGGGGTAAAAGGTGGGGTTCCTCCCGACATTGCTGCTGATAAGGGGTTGGATCGAAAGGTCCAACCCCTTTTTTGTTATAAATAGACTAAAACTAGACGGAGCGTCAAATGAAATCCTTTATAGAGTTCTTGGAAGAAGGTTTGAGTAAGAAGCTTTTCGCCTTTGACATGGACGAGACGCTGCTTGCTCATGATCCTAAACATCTCAAAGTTCATATTAGAAATTCTGAAGGCAAGCTATTAAAGAGCTTGACCAATCAGGAGTTCAACAAGTATAAGTTGAAGCCAGGAGAGCATTACGACTTCAAAGATTTTAGATCAGCGAAGGTGCTCGGTCGGTCAGCTCATCCTATTCGGCCAATGATCAACAAGATGAATCAACTGAAGAGACGTGGCTTCAAGACCGAGATTGTTACAGCTCGCGCGGACCTAGACGACAAACATATGGTGAAGAAGCACCTGAATAAGTTCGGTATTGATATCAAGACAACCCATATGAGAAGAGCCGGTAATGTCGAAGGTACGTCAACAGGCGATAGGAAGCGTAGAGTGATCTCCGATCAGATCAAGAAGCACAAGTATAACGAAGTGCATCTGTATGACGACGATCTAGGCAATCACAAGCACTTTGCAAAGCTTAAACAGGATCATCCGGGTGTCAAGTTAGTCTCCCACATCGTCAGACACAATGAGCGCACGGGCAGAACCAACACGGTTACAGTGAGGCACTGATATGGCTCAATTAAGGACCACGTCCAAAGGGCAATTGGTTAAATATTCCGCAGGCGTGGTGGCGGTCGTTACTAATTCTATGAAAGACAAAATTACATTAAAAGTCGGCGCCAAAAGTTTCGTCGTGGCGAACACAAAAGAAAATTCGAAAACGTTGGAACGATACGTTTCTTTAGCCGGTAATCCTTCGAGCGAAAAAGAGGCTATTTCTTTAGTATTGAAATCCGTTACAGGTGAAATTTTCCCTATAGGCAATTTAGAAAAACCAAAAGATGCCGGTAACAAAGGCGACATAGCCGAAGGGATCATCGGCGCTGCTATAACGGCGCGTTTTATTAACAAAAATAGAGACATAACTAAAGAAGATGTGAAAAAAGTTATCAAATCTCTCGGGAGTACAGTTTCGAAAATCAAACAAGTGGTTTCGCCATCGCCGAATAAAAATCCTAAAATCATCGATGACGTCAAATTTTACCTATCGTTGGCGGATTCAAATATGAAGATGCTTTTGGATAGTAACAAATGGAGTAGTTTCGAATCTCTTTTCGATTCATCTGTTAAGTACGCCAATGGTAAAACAGTGATAGCTTGGTCTAAACTTCTTTACGAGAACAATCAAAAAAATTCCATAGAGATTATTTCGGACGGATTGGGTAATCAATCGGGGACTAAGGTTGACGTTGCGGTTAAAGTGGACGGAAAATCAACCAACATCAATCTCTCTTTAAAGGCGGGAGACGTCAAACAGTTCGGTCAGGTAGGAGGTTCGGGTTTCGACAAACAAGTTTTATTATGGAAACAGACCTTCAACATTGACGTTTCAAGCCTAGAAAAGCAATACAACAAATTGTTAGAACAAAAACAAACTGAAAAGGCAATTCAACTAACGTACTCATACGCTTCGAACGAAATAAACAAATTGCTTTCTTCGCCGAAAACAAAGAAAAAGTTCTTGCAAAATTTAGCAAACGGAATAAATTTTCACGCCACACGCGGGGAAGAAAATGTCACGTTGGTTCAGCTCACCGCAAGCCAAGCTAAAATTTATCAATTTGACAATGTTTCTGAAGTGTTATCTAATTTGAATTTGAAATCGACGATAAAAGATTCCGCCGGTAAGCCGAAAATGGTTATAACGAATGAATCTAATAAGCCTCTATTGGAAATTAGAGTGAAAGCCGAATCCAAACCTGACGGTTCGATTTACATACGAAATTACATAGAAAAAGGCGAATTATTAGGAAATCTAATATCCACTTACGCGTGATAGAAAGTAGAAAAATGCAAACATTCTCGACATTCCTTGTTGAATCTCTCGACGTTGACAAGCTCAAGCACCTAGAGCATGCTGAGGATCACATCATTCATGGGGGTGATGAGGGCGTTGCTCATGCGGCAAACAACCTTGATGATCTGCACAATCTACTAACCGGCAGCAAGTCTAAGTCGAAGGTGACAACCAAGTATGATGGTTCTCCCAGCGTTGTGTTCGGAGTCAATCCAGAGAACGGTAAGTTCTTCGTCGCCTCCAAGTCAGCATTCAATGTCAATCCCAAGCTCAACTACACAGACAAAGACATTGAGCAGAATCATGGACACGCTCCCGGTCTTGTTGCTAAGCTAAAGTCCGCGCTAGCGCACCTACCAAAGACAATGCCAAAAGAAGGCGGCGTATATCAAGGAGACTTCCTATACGACAAACCTGATGTCGAAGAAGAAGGAGGCAAGCTGAAGTTTGCTCCCAACACTATCACATACTCTGCTGATAAGGATTCTGCGCAAGGCAGGAAGATTGCTGCTTCTCAGATGGGGTTTGTTGTCCACACGAAGTACAAGGGTAAGAAGCTAGCCGACATGAAGGCTGGGTTTGATGTTGATCACTCAAAGTTCAAACAGGACCCAGACGTCAACCTGGTCAACCCAGAAGTCAACGATACATCTAAGTCGCGCTATACGCCGAAGATGCAAGCTGAGTATGCAAAGCATAAGGATGCTGCTACAGAGGCATACAAGAGCACGGGCAGTGATGTACTTGAGGCTCTTAGCAAACATGACGCGACGATCAAGCCATACATCAATCAAACTGTAAGAGATGGGACGACTCCGAACGCTAAAGATTACACAAAGTATCTACAGGACAAGCGAGACAAGGAAACGTCAAAGCTAAAGACCGAGACTGCTAAGCAAAAGAAAGCCGATCAATATAACACGCTGATTGATGACATTGAAGGTAATCAAAGGCAATATAAGTCAGCTTTCGAGCTTCATCATCACCTACAAAAAGCCAAGGATGTTCTCGTTACCGCTCTGGGCAATCCGACTGACTTTGAACACACAGTCGGCGGTAAGCAAGTCAAGCCGGAAGGGTTTGTTTCGATTAGAGACGGCAAGCCAACAAAGCTGGTTGACAGAGCCGAATTCAGCCGCTTAAACTTCGCCAATAACAGAGGCAAGGCTGAGCCAGATGCTACTCCGCCAGCTGATGATGAAGTGCATCATGTGTTCGCTTTCGGTAGAATGAATCCGCCAACGATTGGTCATGCTGCGCTTGTTGACAAGGTTAAGGAGCTAGCTGCAGCCAAGAAGGCTGGTCACTCTATTGTAATCTCTCACTCTCAAGACCCAGAGAAGAATCCGCTATCAGCTGAGCAGAAGCTTAAGCATGCGAAGAGAATGTTCCCGTCAACGAATATCACAACAGCGACAGATGAAGCTCCTACATTCATTCATCAGCTAAAGAAGCTGCATCAGAAAGGTGTTACCAACGCAACGATGGTAGCTGGTTCCGATCGAGTTGATGAGTATAAGAAGCTACTGGACAAATACAACGGTCCCGGTGTCGAGTTCAACTTCAAAAAGATCGACGTCGTATCAGCCGGAGAGCGCGATCCTGATGCCGAGGGCGTGAGCGGTATGTCAGCATCTAAGATGCGCGCGCATGCTATAACAAATAAGTTCTCCGAGTTCAAGAAGGGTATTCCTGCGCATGTTCATCCGGAACACGCCAAGGAACTGTTCAACGACGTTCGTAAAGGAATGGACATTCATATCGGTCCAGAGACTTCAGGTATCTCCCTTGCTCGCTATGCAAAGCGCAATGATCCTATTGGCGTGAAGGCTCGAGCAGAGCAGCAAAGAAGAACGACGACGAAAAAAGTCGCACCAAAGAAAAAGGTTGTGAAGGAAGAAGTCACAACAGCTGATGTTCGCGGAATGGGCTACGCGTCTGGCAATCCGGATATTAAAGATGATGCTATTCAAAATTACCATAATACGAACGTATCCATGGCTGATACGCACAATGATCTACTAAACAAGGTTTTGCATAAGATGTATCTTGCGCGCAATTCTACGCTCGG